TTCTCGTCATTGGCCTTAGAGAATTCACGGTACTTGCGGCTGGGGTGTTGCCGCTTCGTTTTCTTCTTCATACACTAAATTCCTATATTTGTACAAAAATACGAAGTTATGGGAAGTTTCGCTTCTGTTAGGGTTAAAGACGGCTATACTCAGATTCTTAAGACAGAGACAGGTACGCTGTCTTCTACAAGACAAGTTATTGAAGATGGTGTAGGTAACGATTCTGCACTAAGACTTGGTACCACTTCTATTGAGGTGAATGGAGACCAGTACTTTACTACTGCGCCAACTACCGACAACGCAGAACTAACTGCAATCCTCATTGATGCCAACAACAAGATTGTTAAGCGTGAACTGGGTAGCAATGCCTTCAACTCAAGCGTTACCATCACGGCAACATCTCCTATCAACTTTACGTCTAACGTAATTAGTCTGATTGCAGCAGGTAGTTTATCCCAGTTGACATCTACCACGGTAGCAACTAACGATGGATTCATCATCTACGATACGTCAACGACTTCCTATAAGGGCATTACGCTGGCTGAATTGCGTACGTACTTAACGTCTACGCCTACGTTTACTGCAAGCAGCCCAATCCTGTACAACAGCGGAACTGGAGCATTCTCTATGCAGACTCCTATTGCGTCTCCTGCTGGCTCTGTAGACCCATCAACAAACCCTGAAATCTTAGTATACGATACAGTCTCTGGAGGTTATGGCGGTGTACTCATCACTGACCTAATTACCTACCTGAACACTTCTGTAACCGTAGTAGCCGCTGGCAGCACTGGACAGATTCAGTTCAACAACGCTGGTGCCCTTGCAGCAACAAGTTCCTTGCTTATCAGTGGTACTGTTGGTGCTGAAACCTTGCGTTTTGCTGGTGTCATTGATGCTGTTAAGGAGTCTACGTCAGCAGACACGTACGTGTACAGAAAGACTGGTTCTGTAGACTTCCTCGGTAATGCTGAAGCACAGAGAGTGGTATTCTCTGACGATGTGAACACAGGTCTCGGATGGAGAACGATGGCAACGGTAAACGGCCTCGGCAAGTACAAGGCTGTTATCGTAGACTACGTGATGTTTAACGACTCAGAGTCTAAGGTACGTGTAGGTCGCCTATCAGGCTGCTGGAACACCATTCTGGCTACCTCTGCAACGTATACGGATACCATCCTCACCTACTTCGGTTCTGGCATTGATGCCAACCCACTGCTTAGAGTTGCGATTAACGGATCAGGAGTCATCACCATCGAGATTAACAACTCTATCGGTGAGCGCATCCACGTTCGTGCTGAGGCCAAGTTCCTCTACTCGTACTTCTAAGAACGCTATCTTTGTATAAATACTTTAATTAAATGAAAGAGAAGATAGCAGAACTCCTGATGTTCTACGGTGAACAGGCAAATGACCTGGAAGAAAAGATTAAAGAACTCGGCCTTAAGGAAGATACCCTTGTTGTCGGTGGTGTATACGTGTTTGACGATTCAGATGAGACTGTAGCACAGGGCTGCAACTTCTACGTTGAAGACGAAGACGAACTGGACTTCACCTTGGCTATGCTAAGACATAGCTACGGAAAGAATGCAGTTGAGTACCCTGACTTCCTCGGTATGATTAACGGGGACGATGAAAAGGAATAGATATGGAAATCATTAGAAAAATTGTAATCGGTCCAGACCCTATGAAGGCTATGGCCTACTACGTAGGTCAGAAGGCTGGTATGGGCCACGTGTCTGCAATTGTTCTTGACGAGCGGCACTACCACAACACCTCACAGAAGAACTACCTCATCTACATCGAGACAGAAGATGGGGCTAATATGCTCTGGAAGCGTGTTGAAGGTATGCCTGTAATCGTGGAGAACGACTGCAACTTCTAAGTTGTAACACTAATTTACTTTATATGAAACCACTATACGACTTTGTCGTGTATCTGCCCAAGCGTGTAAAAGACACGGTAAATGTGGGTGGACAAGAAATCTTCTTAGACTCTAAGTTTAACGAGTTTGAGCACAGAATCAACTACGCAGAAATTGTAGCAACACCACTCAAGTACAATACTGGTGCTAAGGTTGGCGATATGCTTTTTATCCACCACCACGTAATGGACCACGGAGGTGCTCAGTGTTTAGACTACAAGGAGCATCTGTACAAGGTTGGATACAGCGAAGGAGGCGGATTTAACACGCAGTGCTACGCCTACAAGAGCAAGGAGACTGGAGAGATTCATATGATGACCGACTGGATCTTTGTAGAGGAGGTCGAACAGCCTAAACTAAAGAGCGCTGTAATCGAGCTCATAGAGACCGAGAAGGTGCTGAACAGATTTGGTCGCATTTGGTGTGACTCTGAGTACCTAAACGAGCGTGGCGTTAAAAAGGGTGACATCGTATTCTTTGAAAAGAATGCTGACTACGAGATGGATGTAGACGGCAAGAAGGTCTGGAGAATGATGTTTGAACATTTAATCTTTATTGCAGATGAAAACTACCTCGAAGTTTACGACCGTTGATGCGGCAAAGAGGCTGTTGACATCTATGGAGGAGGCCATTGACGGCCTGATTGAAGAGATTCGCAAACCTGTAGACCAAGAACTAACTGGCTCTGCACGTAAGGCTGAACTTTCTGCAATCAAGCAGTCGGTCATAGACGCACGTGAACTTATCCAGGAGCGTCAGAAACTTGAGGAGTTAATCCGTTCTTTGTCGGAAGACGAAGAACAAGTTGAGCAGCGTGACTTCCGTGGAGGCTTCGCTGAAAAGATGGCTAAGTAATGGCTGGCCTGGATGTAGTCACAAGGATGGTTGATGGTGCCGAGCAGACTGACACCGTAATCAAGATATGCCCCAACAATACCGAGGGAGAGATAATTGAAATCTCTGGACTTTTAATCCAATTACCACAACAGCCTAAGAGTGAGGACATTCTGTTCTCAAGAATGCCAAAGAAGGACCAACACTGGCAACATATAGAACTGCCTAAAGAACTAATGTTAGTCAAGTCTATGGACGACTGGTACGAAACTCCACGTGAGTTTCAGTCCAAGTTCCGTCCATACATCGAACTTGAGTTTGAGCGCAGGAAGAACGGAGCGTGGTTTATGAATAATGGTGTGCCTACGTACATTACTGGGCACCACTATATGTTCTTGCAGTGGAGTAAGATTGACATTGGATACCCTATGTACCTTGAGTTCCAGCGTAGGTTGTTCCTGCACTACGAAGCCTGCAAGGTAGACCCACGCAGTATGGGACAGGTATACGTCAAGTGTAGACGTTCTGGTTACACGAATATGGCGAGTGGCATCATTGCAGACGAGGGAACTCGTGTGAAGGATAAGTTGTTGGGCATTATGAGCAAGACAGGTACAGACGCACAGGAGGCAGTCTTTATGTCCAAGGTAATACCCATCTTCCGCTCATACCCATTCTTCTTTAAGCCTATTCAGGATGGTACTACAAACCCACGTGTAGAACTTGCGTTCAGAGAGCCTGCTAAACGCATTACCAAGTCAAATAAGACATCAAGTCGTGGCGAGGCACTGGATACCATCATCAACTGGAAGAACACTACAAACAACGCATATGACGGCTCTAAGACACACATTCTATTTCTTGACGAGGCTGGTAAATGGATTAAGCCTACAGACATTCGTGAGTCTTGGCGCATCCATAGAACCTGTCTCCTTGTTGGTCGTAAGATCATTGGGAAGGCTCTTGTCGGTTCAACTGTAAATCCACTTGACCAAGGTGGTCGTCAGTACCGAGACTTGTACTACAACTCTGACCCACTGGATCGCAACGATAACGACAGAACCAAGTCTGGCCTGTACAGAATATTCATACCTGCATACGAGGCTCTGGAAGGTTTCTTTGACAGGTACGGCAACCCAGTTGTTGAGGACCCAGAGAAGCCTGTCATCGGCATTGACGGAGACATTATCAAGATTGGTGCACGTACCTTTTTAAAAAATGAGAGAAAGGCACTGATGAACGACAGCTACGAACTTAACGAGGTTATCCGTCAGTTCCCGTTCACGGAGGACGAAGCGTTTCGTGACTCTACCAAGGCAAGTCTGTTCAACATCGGCAAGATATACGAACAGATTCAGTACAACGATGAACTGTTCCCCAATCCTGTCGTGCAGGGTAACTTCTACTGGGAGGGCGGCATTGCAGACTCTAAGGTTGTGTTCAAGCCAGAGGCTGACGGAAGGTGGCGGATCACGTGGATGCCAAACCCTGAGGACAGAAACTTGTCACGTGTAGAGAACGGAAAGCGTTTAGCACCAAACCATATGTACGGATGTGGCGGAGTTGACTCCTATGACCTTGACGCTACCGTGGATGGACGTTCCTCTAAAGGTGCCTGCCATATGTACCTAAAGTTTAATATGAAGTACCCAAGCAATATGTTTGTGGCAGAGTACGCATCTCGTCCACCACTTGCACGTATCTTCTACGAGGACGTTCTGATGGCTGCTGTCTTCTACGGCTTCCCACTCTTAATTGAAAACAACAAGTACGGAATCGTAAGATACTTTGAATCAAGAGGTTACGATGGATACGTTATGGAAAGACCAGAACACTTGGGAGGTTCTACCAATCACGTAACGGTAAAGTCTAAGGGTATCCCATCAAACTCTCAGGACGTTATCCAGGCACACGCACAGTCTATTGAGGCTTATATCCACGAGCACGTAGGTATGAACAACGAGACTGGTTCGTACGGTAATATGTACTTCAACAGAACGTTGGAGGACTGGATTAACTTTAAGATTGATGACAGAACCAAGTATGACTTGACCATCAGTGCGGGACTTGCACTGCTCGGTGCACAGAAGGTTCTCAAGGTCGTTAAGAAGGCTGACTTCTCTACAAAGGTGTTCTTCCGCAAAGGAAAAGACCTAAGTAGATAATTCCTACATTTGTAGGATATCTTAAGACACAACATTATATGGCAGATGATGCAATGTTGAGTTCAGGCTTAGGCTTCCCAGACCCGTTGGCACCACACCCAACGAAGGTATCTAAGGAGTACGGCTTGAAGTATGCGAAAGGCATATACGCTCAATGGGGAGGCACGGAGACCACTGGTTCTCTGTACAATAGGCGTTGGAAGCAGTTTCAGATAAACAGAGACTACGCTAACGGTACGCAAGATACAAATATCTACAAACAGATTCTTACGTCTCTGGACCCGAACAATGGAGACGGGGCACTGATGTCTTTGGACTGGACTCCAGTTCCTATCGTTCCTAAGTTCGTAAAGGTTGTCGTGAACAAGATTCTGTCCACAGAGCCATTCCCGAACGTAGACGCCATTGACCCAATCTCTCAGACTGAGAAGGATAAGGAAAAGGCTAAGATTAAGTTCCGCATTGAGAACAAGCAGATGTTCCAGCAGGCTAAAGACTCTGGCCTGGATGTCGGCTTTGACCCTAACGCAATACCAGACACTACCGAGGAGGCAGAAATCTTCTTGGAGTCTTCTGTAAAGACCTCGGCAGAGATTGCCGCACAGATTGCCACCAGACTTACTCTGTCTTGGAACGACTTTAACGAGCGCATCTACAGACGTAACGTAGAGGATTTAGTGGCTCTGGGTATCGCTGTTGTAAAGAGAGAGAACGACCCGAACTACGGCATCAATGAGAAGTATGTAGATCCTGCATTTTTCATCCATAGCTTCACGGATGACCCCAACTTCACGGACTGCGTGTATATGGGACACATCCAGCGTATGTCTATCCAGGAGTTAAAGCGTATTGCTGGAGACCAGTTCACGGAGGACGAGTACAAGAAGATGGCGGAGACCGTTGCCAACAGACTCGGTAACAATGCCGACAGACTGATGGATATGCACTTTGATCCGTCACTGACTTCCTACAACTACGGATACGATGAGTACACCATTGAGGTGATGGACTTTGAGTTTATGAGCGTAGACCCTATCATCTTTGAGAAGAAGAAGTCACGTTTCGGTAACGAAGGATTCTACTACAAGGGATATAACTACAGACCTCCTGCACAGAGCGTGTACGAGCGTGAGCCTGTGTTTATGAACAACGCAACGCTGTACGGAGGTAGATACATTGTAGGTACAGACTACATCTTTGACTACGGTCTGAAGAAGAACATCCCGAAGAACATCCACGACCTAAGCAGAACACGTTTCTCTTACTCTGTTGTGGCTACGAACATTCGCAGGATGATTCCTAAGTCTATGGTGTCAAGTGTCATCGGCTTTGCTGACCAGTTGCAGATTACCCACCTTAAGATTCAGCAGTCTATTGCTAAGGCTAAGCCTGACGGATTGCTTGTTGACATCGAAGGATTGGAGAACGTGCAGATTGGTCGTGGCGGTGAGTTGCAGCCTCTGGACATTCAGGACATCTACGAGCAGACAGGTATCTTCTACTACCGCTCTAAGAATGCTGACGGAAGTTTCCAGAACCCTCCTGTACGTTCACTGGACAACAGCATCAGAAACATCAACGAACTGATTGGTATCTATAACCACGCCCTACGTATGATTCGTGACGCTACGGGTATCAACGAGGTTATGGACGCATCTTCACCAAAAGGTGAGCAGTTGGTAGGTGTACGTCAGCAGGCTATGCAGGCTGCGAATAACGCCCTCTACGACATTACTAACGCTTCTATGGTACTCTACCGCAGAGTGTGTGAAGACATCGTTAAATGCCTTCAAATCATCCCTGTGGGCTCTGTGCTGTACAAGTCGTACGAGAACGCCATTGGCAAGGAGAATATGCAGGTACTGAGTTCGTTCAGAGACCTACCTATGTACAACTTCGGTGTGCGTGTGGTTACTGAGATGAACGACCAGGACAAGGCATACTTGGAGCAGAACATTCAGGTGGCTCTAAGTACTGGTGAGATTGACCTTGAGGACGCTATTGCTGTAAGACAACTTCGTGACGTAGACCAAGCAGAGAAGCTGTTGGTGGTTAGACGTAAGAAGCGTATCAAGCAGAGACAGGAGGTTGCTGCACAGAACTCTCAGATGCAGGCACAGGCGAACATTCAGACGGCACAGGCCACTTCACAGGGAGAGGCTCAGTTGGAGCAGTTAAAGTCTCAACTGGAAATGCAGAAGATGCAGATGGAGGCACAGATTCAGGCCCAGATGATGCAGATGGAGTACAGCCTAAAGATGCAGTTAGAGCAACTCAAGTTAGGCGTTCAACAGCAGCAGGACCAGGAGAAGATCCAGCAGTTAGAGCAGATGGAGCAGATGAAGGAGGACCGCAAGGATGAGCGTATTTCCAAGCAGGCTGTCCAGCAGTCTAAACTTATCTCCCAGAGACAGGGAAAGAGACCTGAACTATCTGAAGAACAGGAGGATGACATCCTAAAGATACTGACTGGAGAATAATGTATATTTGCAGAACATAGTGTTGACCCTTGATTTTTGAACCTTGATTTTTTGAACTATGGCTTACGAGAACATTCAGGCGGATACTAATTTCTACCGCCAATCATTTGGACAGAAGGGATTCAGACGGATCA